TCTCCAGGAGCGTGGCCTTCATGGTCTCCACGGAGTCATAGACATCCATGCTGACGTACTTGGAGTTACCCTTGTGTATAGGCGCCGGTTTCTCACCCATGTAGTACTCGGTGACCAGTTGCCTTTCACGGCTCAATTTGCTGTCGTGGAACGATACCGACGCAGCTACTCGGTTTTCCAGGAGAGCCGCGATCTCCTGGTCCGTCATTTTCTTGGGCTTCTTAGCCATCTGATCCTAGACCATGTTTACGTACCAGCTATCCTGGTTCTTGATGGGAACGAAGGCGCCCCGGTGAATGAAGTTAGCAAGGGCCAGGGCCATGACAGTGTCGTCGTGGCAGCCTTCCTCGTGTTCCATTTTTCCGTTGTCCTTGACTACGAAGGTCTGCATTTCTCGCAGAGTCTGGCTGTCAAGGATGTCGATGGGACCTTCTCTCATGGCCTGTCTCAGACCATCAATGATAAGTGGCTTGGTCTTTGCGTTGACCATGAAGCCCATTTTCACCGTTTCGGTATCCGTGATCTTATCCAGGACCGTCTCGGTGTACGCATTGGGGTAGTTGAGCCCCTTGATCAGTCTGGTGATCGTGGTGAGTCCGTGGTTGTTGCTTTCCACGATGACTTCAGCGTCGTTGTAGAGACGACCCAAGTGATACAGGACGTCCCCGAAGGTGTCCGGGTCAATGTGTGCGTGGTACTTGGCAACCAAGCGCTTCTTGCTGTCCAAGACTTGGGCGACACTGAAGTCACCGCCCCGGACACCTTCGGCCACATCTGCCCCGATGTAATATGTCTCGTGGGGGTCCCATGGATGCCAGATAGACAATGGCCCACGGGAGTTTCGCTCCCACGTTGAATCCTCAAGGTCCATGCGGTGCATGGGCTCCTGGGATTCCTGCAATAGCTTATGTATCAGTTCGGGATTGAATACGGGGCGTCCCGACGTCAGAAACGCCTCCTCGGGGGTAGACGGGTACTCTTGCATGAACAGGTCGCGGCCCACCTGGGCGATCTTCTTGCGCCGCCATGCCAACTGCTGGTCGTCGAGACCTAGGGAGTCCACGAGGGATTGTTCCTCTGGTGTTCGGCGGAAACTCGGTAACGGTTCCTCGCGGTACTCGTCCTGGATGAACCAGGGAAGGAACACCGGGATGAAGCCGTTCTCACCGCGAACAGCGGCCTGCCATGTCTCATAGAAAAGACCGGAGACGCCGTTGGCCGTGGATTCAATGAATATCGCGGTACCACGTTCATCCGGGATGGTCTGGATCAAGCCGTTGAACTGTTCATTGGCTTTCGCTGGGGGCCAGAAGGCTACCTCGGAAAGATGGGCAAACCGCACAGTCTGACCGCGACCAATGTTGTCACCGCCAGCCGTGGCGACCACGTAACCGCTGTCCAATTTGTCGAAGGCGAGTTCTTTACGCGATGAATACTTCTTGGATGGTTTAAGTATCTCTGGGAGAGCGTCGTAGAAACGCTTCACCATGTCGAACAGGGCTGTCGTGGAGTCCGCGTGGTGCGTGACGACGATGGCCCTCTCGGCTTTCTTCGTGGTTACCTTGTGAAAGACCCAGCCACCAATTGCTGTAGAAAGACCCATCTGGCGGGCCTTGAGAACAATGATTCGTATTTTGCCTTCATTGTTCCACTGATTGTCTGCGATTTCCACAAGACGACGCTGCGCTTCATTGAGGACCAGGGGTTCAACGGTTCCCTTCTTGGTCCTGATCTTCAGGCACTTCCCCGAGTAGAAGGAGAAGTCATCCTTGAGACGGCGCAGCACAGCCTTCATGGCTTCTGCGCTCGCCATGTTTACTCCTCGGTGTGCTGGTTGGCCTCGTCAGCCAATTCTTCCAGGAAGGACTCAACGGTGACCTTGAGGTCCTTCTTCTCGGTAGGCTTGGCTAGGGTGAAGTCCATGACCATCTTGGCAGCCTGGAGTCGGCTGCTCACCGGGATATCGTCGGTCCTGACCACGCCAATCGCGTAAGCCAGGGCCTCATTCCCTGTTTGCTCTTTGTCCACAAGTCCTCTCTTGATCATAACGGAGACAATGCGCTTGCCTTCCTCGAAGGCCTTCCGGTCACACAGGTCCTGAAGATGCCTGTGACCCCCATACCCACGTCGGGTGCCCTTGTAGGACGATGCCCGGCCCCCGGCAGCCCTGGAGGCCCTGTAAGCATCGGATACGGGCTTTCTAGGCGGGTCCAGGTGGTGATGGTTCAGCGGGGGGTGCTTGGCTGCCCAGGCTGCCCAGGACTTGGGCTCCCTGGTGTGCTTGGACCGGACGTTGACCTTGTTTAGGCGGTTCGGGTTTGTCTCAAGGTCCTGGGAATAGGATAACCGGGAAAACAATGATATCAATGTGTTCCCCTTTATAGTCGGCACTAATTGTTCCTGGTACCAAGAACTGATACCAGGAACTACTTGGTTTTACTTGTCTTTCGGGGTGGACATTACCCCAAACTTGTCGAAGGTGTAGCCAAGACTTTCCATGCGGGTGCGGTGTTTTCTAATAGCTTCCCGCTGCATCTTGGTAACACTGTCGACGTGGTCCACGTACTGGGTGAACGCTTCGGATTGCTTAGGCTCCTCAGTCGAGGGTGCCTGCCCGCTTTCTTTCGACATAGGCTTTCGCTCCGTCTACAGGGGTTAGCATGGACACTCCACGGATACCCATAGCATCGTAGAGGCGTTTCTCAAAGAACCAAAGGATGGCCTGGGCGTCGGCCACGGAGGAACCCAGGTTTTCGGCCACAGCGGCGGTGAAACGATCTCCCAAGGATGCCTCTCCAGGGCCTGGACTCTCCCTAATCCCTGAATCAGAAACCTGACCAGGACCGTCACTTAGGGACCCCATTTTCCTGAACATATTCCGGTAGAACCACATATCCTTAGTGGCATACTCCTCGAAGCCAGCCTTGTTCAGAGCGTATGGACCAAACTTCTGACCGAAGATGAAGGCACCCGGATACTCATGTTTCATGTTCATACCGGCAGGGAGACCATTACCCTGGAAAAGCCCTGTGGACTTCTTCAGGTCAGCGATTTCTTTGCCAGTATGCTTGGTGAAACAGAAATCCACGAAACCATCGAGACCCATACGGTCAACCAGCCGCCCCACCATATCCATGATCTGCGGAGTGGCGTTGCGACCCCAATCCTTTCCGCCTGGGCGTTTGATTGGAACCTTGCCAGTTTCCAGGAAAATCTGGAGGGCATGGAAGGAATTGATACCCTCCTGCTTTGGGTCTGCGCCCCCCGACATCGGAGTTGCCAGAAGGAAAGAGAACCGCTGTAGGTCGACGTTGTCCTTGAGTTGCGGGATTTCCTGAGAAGCAATGTCGATAGCTGTCGTGGTTGCCAGAGCGTACCATCCCTTACCCGAGTTGGAATTGCCGATCTGGTGAACAGCCTCGTCAGTTGTTTCGTTGATCAGCTTCGCTATTTCGGCTTCGCTCGGTTTGATGATCCGAGAGTTGTTGGCATCGAAGTATTCCGCCAGGGTTTTCAGGGTGGGACCCTTGCCCTGCCACGTCACGTGTTCCCGGGAGACGTCGCGCGCCAACTCCCCATCATTGGACAACAACTTTATCGCGTTGACCTCTTTGGGTACATCTTTTCTCAGTACAGCCGGGGAACTCTTGGGCTTATCCTTCTGAACCACTTCTTGTCGAAGGGCTTCGATGTCCAGGGGTTCGAGGAAGTCTTCGGCCCCATCGTAGTGAACCCACGCAGGAAGGATGGCCTTCTTCTGTGCAGCGAAAACCGTGTCCTCTGTCTTCGCTGTCTGGTTCTTTTCGGCATAGGGACCGAAATTAAGCCAGGAGTTCTGACCACGTGTCTCTGTAGTCATAGCCAACCGAGCAAGTGGCGAATACATGGAGGCATGGGAGCGCCATGCGTTCTCCTCGCCGTCAGCGCGGAAGCCGTTACCCTCCTTGATGTGGCCGTAGTAGTCGTGGACTGCGCGAAAGATATCGTTGACCAGGACAGGGATTCCACGGCCCCAGTCTTCGCCCGGTACCACCTCTTCCATGGGGTCCCTGTTTTTACCGGTCAGGGCTCCCTGGGTTTCGTCGCTACCGAAGCCTTCCTTGGTGGGGAAAACGTAGAGGTGGTTGTTCTCTCTAACGTCTTTCACCGCACCCCACGGTGATCCACCATAAGGGTCCGTGTTGGGCTCAGGGTTGAACTCAACC